GATGTTGATTCATATAAGCGTCCTGAATAATGTCTGAAGTGCTTATAGCATAGACGTTAGCGTGTTTGCTATTTATAGTTCCATCAGAATAAGTAAAACCTAGCTTACCTTCAAAATCCATAGTCCAGCTTCTATCTTTTAACAGAACTTTTTTCCAGTTAAGCGTCTCTCTAGCAGTTATATCTATAGTAGATTGCTCTACATTAAAAGAAACATTCGTTCCAAATATAGCATATTTACCATTTACTAAAAGTAAATATTCCTCTCCGTTTATAACTCCATTAATACTCATTTATCCAATATATAAAATTGCTATTTTTATATCTGTAGTAGAGCTAAGAGTAAAGCTTACAGCTGAATCGTCTCCATTGTATGCAGTAACAGAAAAAGTTCCCATTAGAGAAGTAGTATTCCCTTCTACTGTCTCTACAGAACTAGATTTAGTTAGTGTACCATATTGAGGACTATCTACAGAAGTTACTACTGTAGTTACAGTACAAGTTACAGAAGCTTCTCCAGAATTTTCTATAAGTATAAACTCTTTTCCTGTATTAGTAAAAGTATTAGTAACTGCTCCAGGAGTTGTAAGAGTAACTGATAATCCAGCTTCAGTTATAGATTGACTATTTATCAAGGCCATTTTCTATTGTTTTTTTAGTTTTCTTTTTAATTTTTTTAGTAACTTTTATCGGCTCACATATACCAGCTTCTGCTAGTTCTTGAGCCAGTTCTGTAGTTACGTTTATCTTAGTTCCTATAGGAAAATTTTTATATCCTCTAGTATATTCTTTAATAGTTATTATTGTAGGCATATTATTCTAAATTTATCCAGCCATTAGCTGGGTTGTTAATTATTTCTTTTATTTCAGTATGCGAATAATCAGTAAACCCTGTTAAGTCTAAAGGCTTTGCACCTATATATTTTACTATAAATTCGCTCTCGTCTAATTTATATCTAACTGTATCTCTATTTTCTAAGACAGTTTCAAAATTAATATTATCAATTTCGCTAGTTTCTATTATACAATATCTTTTATTCATTTTATCCTGGTACTGCTGTTACTATATCATCTGAAGACATATTTGTCATTGTTCCATCATTGCTATAATTAGGAGAGGCATCAGGTATAGTAGGATATGTAGCTCCATCTCCATTTCTCCAGAATCCTACTAAATAATCAGAAGCGACAGGATATCTATTAGGATCTCCAGTTGATCCTGATCCATATAATTTAGATACATCATCAGCTGATAAAACCTCATCCCAAATAGAGAACTCATCTATATTTCCTTCTGTATAATCTGCTCCAGCACTTCGTCCCATATAAACAGGACACGCAGTATCTGCTGGAGTTCCCCAGCTTCCAGTCAGACTTACAGTAGCTCCTGAATTAGTTGTATTTTTCAAAACATTGTTTATATACATATTAAGACCAGTATCAGCACCTGATAAATCATAAGTAATAACAATATGAGTCCAAGCTCCTGGAGTAATACTAGATACTGAATCAAAATTTATATAATTAGTATTAGTATCTCCGAATTTCATAACGAATCTTATTTGATCATTGAATCTATTTAATAACTGATATTCATAATGATTAGAACCTGAATCATAAAATCCGTCTTTATTTATTATAAATTGAGTATCTGTAGTTTCTGCTAATTTTACCCACACAGACAAACTAAAACCTCTATTTCCTCCTGATCCATTTATGCTCCACAAACTATTGTCTCCAAAAGTTACATAATCATCTACACCATCAAAAGCTAGTGAATAAGTATTAGTCCAAGTATTAGAAGTGTGTAGCCTATTTATTCTAATTATAAAGTCTAAATGTTTTACATATACTCCTCTATTTCCTGCATCATCATCGTAGTCATCAACGCAAGACTCATAGACTAAAGAATCTACATAAATATCATTTTCATAAGGACTGATAACTGTTCCCCATTCTCTATCTAGAGCCTCTCTTACTTTTACTGCTATATTTTCAGCCTCTAAATATGTATCTCCAAAAACTGATATTTGTACTCTAGAAGTATCTAAAATACTTCTTTGTCTTATTCTAGGATCTGCTGCATTATCTTGAGAATCTCCTTTTGTGTTTAGTGGAACAGAACTTATTTCTCTATAAACTAAATAAGGAGTAGTAGTAGGTTGTTGAGCTCTAACTGCAAAAAATTTAGTGCTTTCGACTAACTCTGTTAATGATCCGTATGATCTTAATAAGGGATATATTATAGCTCCTGATCTCATTATGTATATAATCTTTTTTGGCCTTTTAATTCTCTTTGTAATACTTTTTCTACTATAGCAGCTGCTCCATTGAGCAAAATATCTCCAGCTTGATTTTGAGTCTGATCCCAAGCTGGCCTCATAAATGGATGAGGATCAGCGTTTACTGTTCCATACTCTACCATAGCTCCATAATATCCTCCTCCTCTTTGATCATTTTTCTTAGCACTTCCTCCAGTAGCTTTTGGCCCTACATATAGAGCAGGTAATCTTCTAGACGCTCTAGTGCTAAAAGCTTTTATACTTCGTCTTAAATCTCCTTTGTCATCTTTTATTTTTGATCTAGCAGCTGCTATAATAGGTTTAGCAGCTTGTCTAAATACAGCCATAAAAAACTTATTTTTTTTCACAGCATATGGAATACGCCTCATTGCTCGTATAAGTTCTTTATTTCCTAAAACTTTTCCTGAGTGTATCTCCATTAATAATTGTCTTTTTGAACTGCAGTTAGTCTAGTAATTTTGTGTCTTCCGTCTATATGAGCTATTTTTTCTATATAATAATAATAAAACCCTCCTCCACTATTTTTGTATTTTATCCTCCAATTAGGCAGGATATCTTCTTTATAAGTTTCGTATCTTATATAAAAATCTACTTTTTGCTCTCCTACTTTTTGATCCCCTTCTTCTCTTTCTGATCCTCCTTTCCATATCATATACGCCCATACGCTGGTAATAGATCCTACAGGATTTCCCCAAGTAGTCTCTTGTATTCCTCCATAATTAGCATTAGAACCATAGGTAGGGCTTTGTATAGTGATAGGAGTATCTAATTCGCCTACAGTTATCATAAAGTCTGAATTTTATAAGGATTCATTAAATATTCAGCTGTCTTAGGAATAGTAGAAACTATTTTTCCTACTATTACACTTTGTCTATTTTCGTACATATCTGCAACAATTATTTTTATTGCTTGTATTAAAGGATCAGGAACAGAAGTATATCCTGCAGTATAACTTATTTTCCAAGCTTGAAAAACGTCATCTGTAGAAGGTAAGCTAGAATCATCTGAAGGATATAATCTAGCTGGTTTAATTAAAGGTACAAATTCATATTCACTTGTAGCTAGAGTATTCCAAGCTCCTCCTGAATAATAAGAAACAGTCGGTAAATGTTCTACTGTATTTGATACAGGACTTTTATATAAAATTTTTAAATCAGAAAATCTTGTTCCGTATTGAATTAAAGAAGTAGTAGCCAAATATGTATTCGTATATTCTTCGACCATTCTTACAGCTGCTCCTTCTAGCATTGCAATATAATCATCATCATCTGTGAAAGTTATTCTAAGATGAGTTTTTAAATCTGCAGTAGATACTATTGTTGTACTGTGAGCTGTTGTTACTTCTAAATATTTCATATCATATAGTCTTTATATTCTATATTATTTCTTAAAGTTATAAAAAAAGGAGGAAAAAGGAGCATAGCTCCAATTTCCGTCCTTAATAGTATTAATTATGCTTCGATCAATTTATAGAACGAGTCATTTTGAACAGCATCTCCATCTACTAAAGAAGTAACGATCATTCTAGGAAGACCACTAGCAGCGTTAGTATAAGGATCGAATAAGATATCTAAACCTCCAAATTGTGCAATGTGAACTTTAGAGAAGTCTCCGAATAAAGCGTGAGCTTTGTTAGCAGATCCAGAAGCTGCTACGTTTCCAGATTGGAAAGCATAGTACCCATTTAATCTTCTATCCCCATTGTCCCATAATGGACTAACTGAAGCTACCTGAGCTAAAGTTTTTACAGTTTTGTAAGCATCCATATCTAAAAGGTAAGCCATTCTAGCACCTTCTCTATTTACTCCAGCTCCTAGAACGTCAGTTTCTAACTCAACCCAGTCAGCAGCAGTAACAGTAGTAGGCCCTGCAGTAGCGTCAGCAAATATAGACTCTGGAGCATTTGATACATCTCCAGTATCTAGTAAAGCATATTCTAAAGCAGCAGCAACCTGAGTAGCCATATTTCTAGTTAATGCAGCCTCTAAAGAAGGATTTTGCATCATTGACTCTGATGTCATATTAACTACAGAGATTAATTTCTTTGGAGTTAAAGTAACAGCAGATAAGTTACCTGCAGATGAAGGAGCACCTGTTCCATCCTCTTGAACCCAAGATGAAGAAATACCAGAAAAAACTGGGAATTTCATATCGTTGATTCCGAAGTAAGTATTTGCACCAGCAGAAGATAAAACTAAATTTTTCTCTAATTGATCAGTAAAGCTCATTACTTCCTCTGAATTTACAGAAGATGTACTCCAAGCTCTTGTCAATACTGAAGATGGTATTCCAAATCCTTTAACAGTATTACCAGTATAACGAGACTCGTGAACAGCTTCCTCGTGCATTTCTTTGTATATACCATCCATTTTACCTGTATAAGCTGCTCTAACAGCACCTTGAAAAGTAAATTTGTTTAAGTCTTTGTCAGTTTTAGTAGAGCTAATTTTTGCTCCTGATACGCTAGCAGCAGTTCTTAATTCAGCTTCCATTTTTTCTGCTCTTTCGATTTTTACATCTAATTCGTCTATAGCAGCAAGAGTGTTATCTACTTCTATAGCTTCTGCCTCATTAAGATTTCTAGACTCTCCTTCAGCAGTATTTTTAATTGCTTCTAAAGTATCTACTAATCCTGAACGAGACTCTTTTAATTCTAATGATTTTTTCATTTCTTTCGTTTTAGTAAATTAATTTTTAAGTTTAATAATGTATTCTTTTCGAATTCCTCTTCTTGTTTTTTTCTTGTTTTTTCTTTGTCTATAAAATTGCTTCTTACTGCTAAAGCTAAATTATCAGCTGAAGGGTAAGCTGGCAAACTCACAGGAGAGACATCGTAAAGCCGATCTACTTTGTGTATGATTCTTATATCCATTCCATCTTCATTTCGCTCCCAAGAGTCGCCACCTTTTCCTAAAGTAAAAGCAAAGCTACTTTGTGTGATATTTCCTAGTCTCATATTTTCTTTTAAATCTCTTCCTGCTGTAGTATTAGGTATATCTAATTCATATCTCAATCCTTTTTCATCTACTCCTAGTCTCAAAGTTCCAGCAGATACTCTACCTAGTAAAAAATTAGGATCT